ACGCGGCTAACGACGTTTAATAGGAGATAGAATGAGTTTTGGATATCAAGTACTCGGTTTCGGATCTGGATCCGCAAAGAAAACATTTATAGTTGCTACTGGAGGAACAGTAACTACAATCGGTGATTTTAAAGTACATACATTTACAGGCCCTGGAACATTCTGTGTTTCTTGTGTTGGAAACCAAGGAGCAGAAGTTTCATACATTGTTGTTGCCGGAGGTGGCGCTGGAGGTGGGGCAGGTACAAATGGAAATGGCGGAGGCGGAGGAGCCGGAGGCTATAGAGAAAATAAAGCAGCTAATGATATTTATACTGCATCCCCTAAAGACGGTGCAGGATCCATAGTAGTTACAGCAACAGGTTTTCCAATCGCAGTTGGTGGAGGTGGATCAGGTGGACCTTTTGGTATTACACCTACAAGTGGATCTAATTCTAGTTTTTCTACAAGAACCGCATCTGGTGGCGGAGCAGCAGCAGACTTTGACTCTCAAGGAGTACCTGGAGGATCAGGTGGTGGTGCAAGTTCTGGACTAAATGCACCAGGTGAATTTGGAACTGGAAACTCAGGAGGATTTTCTCCACCTGAAGGTAATCCAGGAGGACCCGCTAATAATGGTCAATCAAATCCAGGTGGAGGCGGTGGAGGTGCTACGGCTTCCGGAACAAATCCTAACGCTGGAAATGGAGCAGGAAGTACATTTAATCCTGCAAGAGGAGAAGCAAGTAGTTGTCAAACTTTTTTCGCTGGAGGCGGCGGAGGAGGAACTGAAACGTCTGGTGGAACTGGCGGACTTGGCGGAGGAGCTGATGGTCCGGGCGGCGGCGGAACGTCTAACACAGGCGGCGGCGGAGGCGGCGGCAGACAGGGAGCAGCTGGAGGCGGCGGAGGCCAAGGAATCGTAATGATAAGGTATAAGTTTCAATAATGGCACACTTTGCAAAAATAGATGAGAACAATGTAGTTCTAACAGTTTTAGGTGTAAACGATGAAGATTGTTTAAATTCAGATGGTGTTGAAGAAGAGGCTATTGGTCAAGCTCATTTAGAAAAACATAATAATTGGCCTGCTCATTTATGGATTCAAACTTCGTATAACACACGAATTAATCAACATAGACTAGGAGGAACTCCTTTTAGAGGAAACTATGCTTCTCCAGGTTACACTTGGGATGCAGCTAATGATTGTTTTTGGGAAATTAAACCTCACTCATCTTGGGTTAAAGATATAGCTAATAAAAGATGGAAAGCACCAATAGACGAACCATCAGAAAGTGATGGTTGGCATTTATTTTGGAGTCAAGAAGACCATGAAGCAGATCCAACAAAAGGTTGGAGAGGTCTTAGAGATGATGACCCACAAGAAATTAAAACACCTTATAAATGGGATGGTACTGCTTGGGTTAATATCTAAGTATTGATTTCTTAAAAGTTTCATAGTATAAAATCTTTACATGAGAAAGAATGAAGAAGACGCTGTTATCTATCCATTATTTTCTAGTCCAGTTTATCTTAGAAAAATTAAAGTGGATTTAGAAAAAATATTTTCATTAATAAATACTGATTTTGTTAAATCAGGAGATAAGACCACTGCTAGTGTATCTAACATTACTAGAGCTTCATCTGATAAATTAGTTTTAAATAAATCTAAATGGAAATTTTTAAAAAAAATTATTGATAATGAAGTGAATCTTTACACAAGTAATATTTTAAAATTTAAAAATAAATTTAAATTAACTACATCTTGGTTTACAAAAAGTGAGCCAGGAGAAGAATCTAATTTTCATAATCATCAAAATTCTATGCTTAGTGCAGTTTTATATTTACGTTCTGAAAAAAACTCTGGTAGTATTACTTTTCATAATTTTTTAGATCAAAGTCTATTTTTCTTAACAACAAAAGAGTGGACTATTTACAATTCAAGAGCTTGGACATTTGAACCGCTTTCAGGAGAGATATTAATATTTCCTAGTTATCTTTTTCACAAGGTTTGTAGAAATGAATCTAAAATAACTAGATATTCTTTAGCTTGTAATTACATGCCTATCGGAGATATTTTAGATAAAACAACTGACAATTATTTGTATATAAAATGAAAAAAAAATTATTATCCGAAATAGCTATATATCATGGTCAAGTTAAAATGCCTGAAGGCTGGGATATTAACAGAGAAATACTTGCAAAAGATATGATAGCTAGAGAACTATTTGACAATACTTTTAGGTTTTCTAAAGAATGGGATAGGCTTAACAAATACATTATAGAATACATGAATATTAAATATAATATAATTGTAGAAAACAAAGACTCATGGGAAAATATTTATTCACCTCATGAAAAACCTAATATAAGTTGTGAGTTTAATAATTTTAACATACCTAATTCACCAGACTTTGTTTTACTTTATGGAGTAAAGATACAACCTAATTCTTGTTTTGTAAAAATCTATTATGACAATAATAGAAAAATAGATCGTGTTTGGAACATGCCTATCAGAGATAATACTTTTATTATGTTTCCAGGTAATTTAAAATATCAAATATCAGAAAATAAAAGTGATAAATTAAACTTAATTAAAACTATAACTTATGAATCTTTATAATCATTTTTGGTGTTTTAAGTCAGCCTTAACTCCAAAGTTTTGTGATGATGTTATAAAACATGCTTTATCTAAAAAAGAAAACATGGGTTTTACTGGACCATACGATAAGAAGAAGAATAAATTATCTAAAGAAGATATAAGCACAATGCATATTAAAAGAAAATCAGACATTGTATGGCTGCATGATGAAGCATGGATTTATAGAGAAATTCACCCATACATAAATATAGCAAATGAACAAGCAGGATGGAATTTTGATTGGCATCAATCAGAAGCGTGTCAGTTTACAAAATATAAAGTAAATCAACATTATGATTGGCATTGTGACTCTTGGAACAAACCTTATGATAGACCTGGAACAAACATACATGGTTTAATTAGAAAACTTTCTGTAACATGTCAACTAACAGACGGATCTGAATATGAAGGTGGTGAGTTACAATTTGACATTAAAGATTACGAGCCACATATGAGAGACGAAGAAAAACATTTAATTACTGCAAAAGAAATATTACCCAAAGGAAGTATAATAGTATTTCCTTCTT